TTCTGCGGCTTGAAGGGGCGCTAAAGGCCCGCGAGAAAGAGCTAAACGATCTCCGCGACGACATGATCGCCCGCAATAGCAGGTTCGGATGACCCACGCCCGCTACATCGGCGCCCTGGTCGGCCTAGCGGTCGCATTTGTAGTCGTCTGCGAGTACGCGCAATCGCTGCGGGATGCGCGGCTCGAGGCTGCGGTCGACAACGCGCGAGCAGTGGAGCGGTGCGGCGGCGTTTTGGTAGTTGTGCGTAGCAGTCATGGTGAGGCGTGGGCATGCGGCCGCGCGCCTGGACAAAGGAGGTACTGATGATTCGCAGCGACAGCATTGCAGGGCTTGCCAAGGCCCTTGCCGAGGCCCAGGGCGAGATTGAGGGCGCGGTCAAGGGAAACGTCAACCCGGCGTTCAGAAGCCGGTATGCGGACCTTGGAGCCGTCTGGGAGTCTATCCGAGGACCCCTGTCCAAGCGGGGAATTGCCGTAGTCCAGGCGATCCGCTCGACCGAAACGGGAGTGGCCTGCGAAACGATGCTGGCCCATACCTCAGGGGAATGGCTTTCGGAGGTTTTCGAGGTCCCGGTCGGCAAGCGGGACAGCCACGGATTCGGGTCTGCCGCGACTTACGCTCGCCGATATTCCCTCATGGGGATGGTGGGACTGGCGCCGATTGACGACGATGGCAACGCGGCGGCGGAAAAGCCTCATGCGCCTATGCAGGCGCCGTCCCCCTGGACGCCGGCATTGCAGACCGCTGCCGCCAACGCGAAAGCCAGCGGCACGTACGCCGACTGGTGGAAAGCACAAACGGAAGAGTTTCGATCTGCGGCCATCGCAACCCCTGAACACGCCGCTTTCAAGCGTCCAGCCATCAAGGCGGCGGCATGATCCCACAGGATTCCAAACTTTGGATACCGGCGCGCGTCGGGAACCTTGGCGCGTCGCAGATCGGCCTGGCGATCAAGCGGACTAAATCCGGCTGGTCCGAATCGCGGCAGACCCTTGCATTCCAGATCGTTGCAGAACGCGTTACAGGGGTCGCTGTGGATCACTACGTCACCCCCGCAATGCAGTGGGGCTTGGACAACGAAGCCGGCGCCTGCGAGCTATACGAGGCCCAGAGCGGCAATCTCACGCACAAAGCCGGATGGTTCCCGCATCCCAAAATTGAGTGCTTGGGCGCAACTCCGGATCGGCTTATTGATTCCGATGGCTTGCTTGAGGCGAAATGCCCGACCACCGTCAAGTACATCGCATGGCGGAAAGAGGGAGTCGTACCGGAAGAGCATCAGCCGCAGATGCTTGTCCAGCTCGCGTGCACCGGGAGGAAGTACGTGGATTTTGTCGCTTTCGATCCGAGGATTCAGAACCCGAAACTGCAATTGTTCGTGCGCCGATTCGAGCCCCCGCAGTCGAAAATTGCGGAGATTGAAGAGCAGGCCGCCGAGTTCTTGGCTTACGTCGATCAACTATTCGAAGCATTTACAACGGGGGCGTGATGCCATACGAACAACGCGAGGGGCAAGGTTCCCTCTTCCGCAACGACAAGAAAGGCAACCCGAAGGCTCCGGACTGGAAGGGTACTTGCCTGCTGAACGGCGTCACGATGGAGATTTCCGGATGGATCAAGGACGGCAAGCGCGGCGAGTTTTACTCCTTGCAGATCAAGCCGAAGGAAGAGCGCAATACCGCGCCCCAGGGTGGCGACGATGACCGAATCCCCTTCTGAACGCGCCGCCATCTGGCGCAGCGCAGTCGATACCGCACGCCAGCGTACGTCTTTGCAGATCGAGCGTGGACTACGCGAGCGTGAAGCCGCAAAGCAAGCCGCAGAGAACCGGCGCCGGCAATTGTCGGGACCGCAGAAACGATGGAATGGGGCAATCAAGTGATCCACTATCACGGCACGCCGATCACGCCGCGCGAGCAGTTGCTGCGCATGGCTGGACGCCACTTCTGCGTCAGCTTCGCGCGGCCGGATGACCTTGCGTGCTGCGTCCAGATCGGCCAATCCGTGATGTTCGATAACGGCGCGTTCAGTGCGTTCACTCGCGGCGAGCCGTTCAACGAAAAGGGCTATCTGGCATGGCTCGATCCGGTACTGGAGCACCCGCATTGGGCCATCATCCCTGACGTGATAGACGGCACCGTGGAGCAACAGCGCGACATGGTTGCTCGGTGGCCGCACGGGACGTTTGGGGCGCCCGTATGGCACCTTGGCCTATCGCTGGACTATCTGCTTGAGCTGGCCGACGCTTGGCCGCGCATTTGCTTCGGTTCTACGGCGAGGTATTGGGACGTGGGCGGGGATGCGTGGTGCGCGCGGATGGATGAGGCTTTCAACGCGCTAGAGAAGCGCCATCGTCGTCTGCCGTGGGTGCACGGCCTCCGAATGCTCGGACAGGTCGGCGAATGCTGGCCGCTCGCGTCTGCCGATTCCACGAACGTCGCGCAGAACTTCAAGCGCAACACAGGGTGCGCCGAGTGCAATGCCGAGACTATCGACCGCATCCAGTGCCCGGCCAAATGGAAGCAGCACGCAACGCAAGGGAGTCTGTCGCTGTGAACATCTACCGAATCAGGTTCGCCGCCAAGTGCAAGAACAACGGCCATACCATCGACTATGACCTGCAAATCGAGTCTGAGCATTTTGTGATGGCAGAGGATATCGAGGCGACCGCCGATCAATGTTCGGCCGCAGGCATCTACCACGAAGAGATTGCCGACTTCTGCTTTTTGCGGCACGGCGGCGTTCAAACGATCACAGCTCGTCACGGGCGAGTTGACGTGACAACCATCCGAGGATGACATGAGCACCATCTACACCGCGCACTACGCCGGCCACGGCCGCTGGAGAGTTGTCGGCACTGACAGCTATCAGGGCGATCCGATCTACTTCAATGCCGCCGATGCCTCGCGTGCTGCTGCCGAGTTCACCCGAGCAGCGTTCGCACGCCGAGGCCGTGCGCCGATCCCTCGCCAGCCAGCCATTGAGCACTACCTGTCGCCGCGGTCGCCGCTGCACAACGCACGGCTGATCGAGCCGAAGGAGGCCGCATCCATGATCATCGCCGAGAGGATGGAGACAGAGCGCCGGCAGCGCCAGGTGCGTCGATTGGGGCGCGGCATGTACGGATGGGGCATGGTCGCAGCAGTTGCGGTGCTTGTGATCGTGGGTGCGCTAGTGGAGGTGCGATGAGTCGCGCATCAGATTTAACGCGGTATCTCGTGTGGAATCCTGATGCCGCCGACCATACAGCGGCCGATGATATTTACGCTATTACTCCGACTCGGGCCGCGGAAAAATGGGCCGATCAACAGGATGCCGACAATTACGCAATCGTTAACGGCGACGTTGTTGTTGTGCATGTCTTGCATCCTCACGGCGATTTAATCAAGGTCGCGGTAACTGGCGAATGGTTGCGTAAGTACCGCAGCAAGATCATGGAGTTTGTTCCCACCCCCACCAATGAACTACTGCCGAAATGACCAATCTCACCGCAATCGTCTACACCCTGCAACTCCTGTGGCTCGGCCCTGATCCATCGGTACCGCAGCCGACGTTCGGGCTGCAGCTATTCGCCAGTCGAGAGGCGTGCGAGCAGCGCAAGGCATCGCTTGTCGCCGCGTTTGAGTCTGTGGCATATCCGCACGATCACTACTGGCTGTCAGAGTGCGCGGCGGAGCCGGGAGTGGAGCAATGAGCTACGCTACTGATCCGGTGCTCATCAAGGGCGCCTTGGTGCGGCATCGATGCTCATGGTGCGGCGACCGCGTAAAGGTCGGAGAGAGCTATTGGCGCTGGCGCTGGTATGACGGCGGCGGCGAAGCTACCACCGTCAAGATGCATCCGGAATGCCGGGACGCCGCCATAGACGATAGTGATGGCGGATGGTTTGAGTTCATTCTGTACGGAAACGAGCGGCCAGCGCGCCCTATGGAGTGCGCGGCGGAACCGGGAGTGGAGCAATGACCCTAGCGGAGTACATCGAAGCCCTGCAAAAAATCGGCGCCGAGCATGGCATGGATTTGCTTGTGTACCAGTACGATTTTCGCGGCGGCCGAAGTCTAGTAAGCGCGCCAGAGGTCGCGTACGCCAAGATATTAGCTCCAAGAGAATCGATGCCGAGATTTTGGCGCAAGTACGAGCCGATGGATCGTTGTGGCGAAAAAGTAGTGCGCGCATGACCCCCCGCACCCTCCGTCTCGCCGCCGAGCAAGTCCGCATGATCCGTGGTAATCGCTCTGGCATCGCTGACAGACTCGACGCTGCGGCAGATCATGTCGCACGGCTGAATGCGGAAGTCGCACGGTTGAGACGGGCGAATCGAGGATTGGAGAGCGCACTACGCAATGGAGAGCAACGATGACCGAACCACCTGAGCACCCGGCAGAAGAATTGACCCTGCGCGATTACTTCGCGGCGGCGGCGTTGACTGGACTTCTATCTGATCCTAATAGAAGTTCTGACACTTACTCAGGTTGGGCCGTAGACGCTTATAAATTCGCCGACGCCATGCTCGCAGAGAGGGCCAAATGACCGACACGACACAAGACGCGCTGGCCTTGCTGCGGCAGATTAAAGACCTGTGCGCGGGCGATGCGTTGCCCAATTGGGAAAACACGCCGCGTACAGGTGAAACTCGCGGAATAATCCTTGACATGATCGACGCCCTGCTCGCCAAGGGATCGCCGGAGCCGGATGCCCGGCAATGCCATTTTCCGGGAGAGCGGTGCGCCGCATGCCCTCACTATTATGGCAAAACTGACGTGTGCTCGTATGCGCCAGGACAACCACTAGCCGCCCCTCCCGCCGCACCAGCAGTGCCGGAGCCGGTGCCGGTAGCGTGGCGAAATCGTGTGCCACTCTCAATAATGGGCGGAGAGTCGCATGCCTTTCGGTGGGAGTCGCCAAAAGGACTGCCGGATGAGGCCAATTGGGAACCGCTCTACGTTGCACCAGCAGTGCCGGAGGGATTTTGGCTGGCGCCGATGGAGCCGAACGAAAAAATGAAAGATGCCGGCGACGACTTAATGACAGACGACCTTGAATGCGCGCATAACATTTGGAACGCCATGCGCGACGCCTACATCAAGGAGCAATCCAAATGACCGACTGCCCCGATCCCGAGGAACACGTGCACGCGTCAATTGCGATTGCGCATCTGCGCGCCGTCAACGAAGCGCAGGCCAAAGAAATAAAGGCCAAGGATGCGTATATCGCCGATCTTGTGAAGGAACTTAACGACTTCCGATTCGCACGCAACACGCACGAAGCCAACGCCGCCAAGAATCGCCTGACCGCCGACGTAGAACTGCTGCACGATCTTGCAACTCGCTGCGGCGACATGCTTGCGCTGATCCGCTCGCAGGCGCCGCTGTGACGCTTCTACAGACCGCCATGCTGCTGCCGCTGGCCCTGGCGATCCTCTGGAGGGACTGATGCCTAAAGCAGAAGCCGATGCGTTCCCGTTGCCGCCGCTTCCGAAAGGACATGGGCCATCTTCAGACATGTACACAGTTTGGGAAATGACCGAATACGCCCGCCTAGCCATCGCCGCATACATCACCAAAGCACATCCTCGGCATATCCCGGGCGTGATGGAAAAGCCTCTAGAGCCTGATGAGCCGATCTAGTGCGACTTGTGCGCGTCTGCCGATTGTCTACTACATGGCGCATCTGCAACTCGCATCGTCATCATGCCGGCAAGGAATGCCAAGATCAACCAGTGCTTGGTCCTCATTTGTCGCGCCACTTGAACCAGACGACGCGGCTTGTATGCTTTATGAACGCGTCCCACCACTTCCCGTCAGTCTGCCCCTCGACCTGGCGGTAGATATCTGCTCGGCCTTGGCGCGGATCGTCAGGATGTTTCTTCTGCATCGCTTTAGCAATAAATTGCGCCCATCGGTCCAGCGTGGTATCTCCACGGACCTTCGCACCACCCTTGGCCCACCAATGATCGCTCACGGGCCTTTATTTACTGCTTGCTCGTACTGGATGAGGGCTCGGAGTCGGTCTGCGAGGCGTTCAGCGTCGCCGCCGAGCTGGCTTGCCAGGCTTGCACCTTGGACTGCCAGGCTTGAACATTCCTCAAATAAACTTCCGCCTGTTGCGAGTAACTGCCCGAGGACTCGGGCTCGACCAGCAATTCCGGCGCAGGCCGGGATTGTGGCGCCACTACCACCGCTGGCGTAGGCGGCAACTGCGTTGCGCAGCTTGTCGTTAGCAGAGCCAAGAGCAGTGTTCGTTTGAGCGAGTTTCGCATTCTGGTCCTTCAGGTTTTGCAGGGTCATTTCTGTCTTGTGCGCTTCATCCATCGCAGCCTGTAAAGCCTGATTGGCTGCGGCGTCGCGTTGCTGTTGAATCGCTAAAGCTGTAGCCGCTTCCTTGGCCCTCTCGTCGGACCACTGAGCGGATAACTTCGCAAGAGCCGAAGCGTCAATCTTGCCCCGGATCGTCCAGCCAAAGCCGAATAGAGCGATGGCAACGCCGACGTAGAGAGCGATCCTCAGCCCTTCGATGTACGGCTCGACCGGAGCTAGAACTGTCTTGAGGATTCCGAACATCACGCTCCCTTGGCCCACGGTAGACGACCATCCCACTTCTGAGCCGCGACAATGAAAACCCTGGCTCCGCTCCACGTCATGCAGTAAGCCCAAAATAGTTGCGAGTCCAGACTACCCTTGAAAGCCTCATGCATGATCGTCCAGCTCGAGATTGCGAACGATCCAAGAATCCCGAGATTCAGCGCGGATTCCTTGCCGTTGTCATCGCGTAGCATGCGTGCGAAATCAAAGTCGGACCGACGTTGCGCCTGCAGGCACATCCAGCCCATCGCAAGCAGCAGCACAATCAGGATCATGGCCGGCAAATCGGCCATGCCGGCGAAGAATGAAGCTATATCGTTCATGCTTCGCTCAAAACGTCCATCGCATCGTTGTAAAGCGCCAGGCGATCCGCGTAACCCGTCAATCCTCCGTTAATAATTCGGGTGATAGCCTCAAGCCCGTTGTCGTCGGCAAGCTGGTTGCATCCATGTTTCAGCCAAAACATGCACGCCGTTTCCGTGGCCCAATACGGCATCGATACAAGGTCTGGACTGGAAACGAAGTCCTGATCCAGCATCAAGCCTTCCCTTTGATAGTTGGCCCGCCCGGTGATCTGGAAAATCCCACGACCTCTATATTTCCATCCGTCGCCAGGCTGCGTATTTCCCAAGTCTGAACGCCCTTCGTAATGAAGCTGCGTTTCGGTCGGCCCCCAAATCTCTTCAAGCCACTTCAACCCGCCGCTTTCATGTCCAGCTTGAGCGAGGAACATCGCAATCCGGGGAGTCGTTGTTATGTCGTAACGAGGGAAAGCGTCATTGAACAACGGCAGGAACTGCGCGGCGGCATCAAGATTTGAACCTGTCGCCTTCGCAATCTTGACGGCTGTCAAACCAAGGTCAGCGTCCATGTACGTCCCTCGCGTCAAGTCTCGCGCCGATGACCTTTAGCTGGTCGCCAATCTCGGCCAATCGTTGCTTCATGGCGTCGTCCCTCAAAGCCTGCAATTCAAGATCGGACTGCCTCATCACTTCAACCTTGCTCTGCCAAACTCTCGCATCTGCGTACCACTGCATGACAGACCACATGAGCCCAGCAGCGGCCAGAATGGTCGGCACGTTGATCGAGAACTCGAGCAGCGGCTTGCGCTTGGTCGGTTGGCCCACGTCGATATCGACATTCGCAAGATGCGTGGTTAAATCCAGTCGATCCCATACCGCCCTTTCATCTGCCGATAGACCATGACCTTTTGCGCGTTCGGAGCCAGCGGATTTCGTGCTTCCCATTGTTCAAACTCCCGCTTGAAGCCCCACCATAAAATCGTGGTATGGCAGATGATTCCTTGACACCAGTCATGCGTGTCGGATGCGTCCCAGGTTTTCTGGCGCATGGTAAAAAATCAAGTCGGCGGGACTGGTTTGCCAAGTGCCGCCGCGAGTGCTTCCACCTTCGTCACCAGCGCGTGATATTGAGCCAGGACAGGAGCTAGTTCAGCTACCGCCTTGTCGTACTCGGCGGCAATCTGCCCTTCGGTATGGTGCGTCACCTTCAAAACTTCACCTTCGACGCGCGCCCAGATATGTGTTGCCCCTGCTTCGATTTGCTGAATTACATCCTTGATTGTCATCATCGCTCCTAGCCAAGTTGGCGCATTGAAAATGTCGATCCAGAAGCACAATAGATTGTTGACGACCACGCTGCATCGGTCTTGGTTACTTTGATCGTGTCTGCGGCTGCAAGAGTCAAGACGGCGGTAAACGTCGCGGTGAATATGCCGAGGCTGGCAGCGCTATCGCCTTCGTAAAACGCGATGATGTTGCTGCCGTTGCGGTTAATTTGAAGGACCGCATTATGTCCTCCACCGGAGTTATTGGCGACATTCACCGTGACGGTTATGAGCCAGTCTCCAGCTCCACCTGTAGGGATCGTGACAACGCCAGTCCCTGTATTAAGAAGCGTTCCCCCAGGCTGACGATTAACGCCGTAGGCGGGAATGTTGTTCCAGATAATGTCGCTGCCGCTGGTTTGAGAAGCGGTCAATTGCGCCATCACTTGGGATTGCGACGCCCCAGGATTGACGAGTCTTTGATTGGCATCGACTCTCCAACCAGTTCCTATCGCCCCGAGATTGCCGGTAAGGTCAAGGTATCCCGTGGTTGATCCTGTGGATGGAGCTTGGACTAGCAACGTATCTACCGAACCAAGGCTCGCAACGCCGCTTACGGTAAGAGTAGATAGGCTGCTGATCGTGGCCGATGCAATCGTGCCGCCAGTAATCGCAGCACCAGATATCGTCCCTCCGGATATCGCAGCGCCAGTAATCGTCGGGCTTGCAAGCGTTCCTCCGGTCAAGGTTCCGGAGAATGTCGCAGAGCCGGCTAGAGTCCCGGCGAGTGTCGTTGTACCTGAGAGGGTTCCGCTGATGAGGGCGTTACCGCTCAAGCTGTTTCCAACGTACTGCGCTTGGTCGATCTGATTCCCGGAAGCATCGTAGATCGTGAACGTGTAGACACTCCCAGCGATCAGGAATAGCTGCTGGGACTGTCCGGATGAATTGCTAATCTCGCCGCGAGAGTTGAGCGGGATCGGATTCGGCAAAGCCGTTGCTCCGCCGTTGTCCTGATAAGTCGCGGTATTGACTCCACCGACCTGAGTCAAGACGGAACCGCCGACCAGTAATTTGCCGCCGTTGTCGGTAAATTGCAGGATCAGCGGCGGGCAGAATGCGACGGTTGCAGTCATTGCGGTCTCGTCAGGGTGCCAGCCGCAGGCCCCCATTGTTTATCTACGCGATCTTCTGCGGCACGCTGTGCTGCTCGAGCCTCTTGTCCTTGAACAAACTTTGTTCCGAGCTTTGCGAGCGGGACAGCAGTATCCCCAATATATTGAATGCCACCGCTCAATAGGGCACTCGCCCCTCGAGCAATCGGCGACCGCTGATCTACTGCGGTATTGGAGTTGTTGACCCAATTTCCCGTAGGACGGTCCTTGATCCATCCGGACACTCGGCTTACATCGTTCAGGGTGTCGGCAGTGTCCGAATCGAATACGCCTAGCTTGGGTTGGAGGGCTTTCAACGTATTGTTGAATCCATCGGCCGCAAAGGGCTTGTCCCGATCCCCGACCTTGGCTTTATTCTTCAATTCCTCAAGCATTGAAACTGCCGCGGTTTGCCTCGCGCGTTCGGCGGTTGCTGGATCAATCAAGCCTGAATCCGCTGCCGCTTTCAGGTTGTCCAAACTGCGCTGCATGTAGACCGGATTGGCGCCCAAGACATGCTTTTGAACGAACGTCGCCGCCAGTGGAGAAGGGGAACCAATCGGCGTGTCCAGGTCGCGCGCAGCATCCGCATAGGCCGGATCGTAGGTATTCAGCCGACGCGGGTCTTGCTTGGCGAATACTTGGGCTGCGGTTTGGCGCGCGTCATCGGCAAGCCCCTTGAGATGGGCTGCTTCCGGCGTCATTGGCATCGCTTCTAGCTGGTCCCGGATGACTCCCGCCGCCGCCCGTTCGCTGCCATTGCCTTCCCGCTGCGCGGTCGATAATTGCGACCGCAGGGATTCATAGGCTTCCGGGGTTAATGGCGTGGTGCCGTCTTTGACGCCTTCCAGCGTTCTTGTCAGCGCATCGGGTACGTGATGCGTTAATAGCTTGTCTTTGAGGGCTTGGTCGATGTTCGCAAACATCGCATCCGTATCAATGCCCATGTTCGGCAGATTGGCTTGTTTAGCGGCGTCCTGCAAAGCCTGGTACTTGGTGCCGACTCGAGCGTTGTCGGCTAAAGCCCCTTCCTTTTTGGCGTCCAGGAGGATTTGTCCGAGTCCGACCGGATCGGAGGCAAAAACGTCCGGCCCGACTTTATCCCGCAGATTCGTCAGGACGTTGCCGAGTTGCTGATCCTGCGCGTGGTAGTTTTCCTCGGTGCCGAGTTCCTTGCGGGAGTTCAGCTCCTCCGAGATGAGTTGCGGACTACCAGTGGCTTGCCCTTCGGACAGTTGAACGCCGAGCCTGTCGGCGACGATATGTCTCTCGGCGGCGGCAGCGTTGAACGTGCCTTGGCCGTTCTTGGCGGCAAGGGCGCTCTGGCGTAAAGCCTGGACGAGTTGAGGCGATGCGGCGGTAGCCTGCGTGCCGATTGTCGCGGCTGCAGAACCGCCTGAGGCGTACGGCGCTACTGCGAGCGGATCAGCCCCTTGTACAGGAGGTCTTGATACTGCTCCTGCGTCAGTTGCCGCTGCTGCCCCTGCGGTAGCGGGGGAAGGTCGGCCGAGGGCTTGGTCGAGGGCTGCGGCTCCGGCGTCTGTGGTGCCGGTTGTCGCTGCGCCGACGCGTCCTGCCAGCTTCGCGGCAACAGGAGCAACTGCGGGCACAATAGCCCCGCCAAGCTCCACCAGATCAGGCCGTGGGTTGTAGGTTTCTGCGAGGGTCCGCTGCCCTGGCATCCGGTGCTGCGTGATCGCATCGAATGCACTCCCGAGCGTTCCGGTGAGGGCCTGGCCTGTCTCTGTCCTTGGTTCATACGTCACCCCGCTTGCAAGCTCATGGGCTTTCTGGAGGGCATCGGCGGAGGTTTCCTTGCTCGGAATCCACTCACCGCGATCCAGCATATCACCAGCCGCAACGCCTGCGGCACGGAATCCGCCAAGGGTTGCCCCAAGTGCCGCGGAACCGGCATGTAGGGCTGTTTCTCCTACACCTAGAGCTCCGTTCAGGACGCTGCTGGCAGCATCCAAAATGGTCGGATCGGGCTGTTTTGCGGACGACTTGGTACTCGGGCTTTTCAGGTCCGCCCGCATGGAATCGCCAAGCGAAGCGGGGGGACTCGGCGCATCAATGATGCCGAGATCCGAACGCATGTCGTCCCCCAGGCTCATTGGAAGAATCCAGCTTTCGTCAAAGCATCCGCTTTATTGGCAAGGTCGCCACCATCCGGCTGTCGGTTGATGAATGCATTAGCGGCGTCAGGACTGGCGCGCTTCAAATCCTCGTACTGCCAAATTCGCGGATCGGCGTTTTGCTCGAAAAATTGCCGCGCCTGCTGGTATTTCGGGGCGTCGCCAGTACCACCGTTTGCCGTGCGAATGGAGCTGAGGAAGTTACGTTCGGCAACATTCATCTTTAGCTGGCTGGCAACGGTTCCTGCTGCCTCGAGAATCGCGTTCTTGTCCATTTTGCTATTCGGCCGCCCAGCCTCCACCAACGTACGCGCAGCATCGGTTCCTGCCGGCGTGGACATGTTCAATTGCGCAAATGCCTTGTTCAGCAGGTTGGTATCGGTCTGCTCATCGCCGGTCAGCTTCACACCCAGGGCTTGCGCGATGCCTGCGGTGTACTGCTTGCGGTCTGCCCCTACACCAGTAAAAGCAGACGGCGCGAGGCCCTGAATCGTCTTGGTTAGGGCGTTCGTGATCGGCAATTGCGCGGCGGCGGCGTTTAGCCCATTGAAGTGGCTCACCATGTCGGCAGACAATCCGCCCTGCGCTTCAGTCTGTGCCTTGGTCGGGAACCGAAGATTGCCGTTCAACGGACCGCCCCCACCTACGCCAGATCCAGGTGCGCCAGATGGGCCGCCCTGCCCGAACACTTCCGGCTGGCCTGCGGTGTTCGTGACAACCTGGAGCGGCAACCCTTGGCGCATTTCCGAGCCAATAGGTCCCGTACCTTCCGGAGACCGCGGATTGGTATTGAGCAGTTGTAGGCCGCCTTGTGGACCAGTGACTCCGCTGACCGTGGGGCGTTGTTCGGCTTCCGTGGTGCTGGCAGGCTGAAACGCTTGCTGGATGCGCAGTAATGCCTGATCGCGCGCCTTCTGCGGAAGCGACGGATCAAGGTGCGCGACCAAATCCTTGGCATAGGAAATGGATGGGGCGGCCGATGGGTTTAGCTGACCGTAGGCGTCTAGCTTTGCCCCTATGGCGGCAGGATCGTCCTTGGTTCCAATGGATGAAGCGACGATGCCCGACAGATCATTGCGGTAGTTTTGCCCAAGCTGGCGCGCCGCATCATTTAGCTTGAGACGGTCATCCTGCGTTTTGATGAGGTTTTGGATGATCGGCTGGCCAGTCGTCGGCATGTTGCGCATGATTGCAGACGACATGGCCGGCACATTCGGATTGCCTTGCTGATCAACAATGGGATTGCCCTGCTCGTCTTTCCCATTCTTCATGATCGTTTGCAGGTACTGCCGTTCCTGCATCGCCTGCTGATCTTTTTGCGCCGTCGCCTGCGCACTTTGCTGCGTCGCTAGCCCGGTATCCAGGTTTTGCTGCTGCTGCTGAATCTGCAAAGCGCCAGATTGAATCGCCTGCTTCTTCTGCGTGATGCCGAGAATGTCCGATAGCGTCGAAAGTCCCTTCGACGGATCGACATTGACGTTTTGAGCGACAGGGGCGCCGAAGTCGGCCATCTATTGACCGCCGCCTTGATAGGTTGACGGCAGGCTTCCGGTAATGTTGCCGTCCTCGTCGTACGTCAGGGTGCCGCCATTCGCAGCCGTGGGAATGGAACCCACGCCGCCAGCATTCGGGTTGTTGTTGTTCAGGATCGAGTACAAGGCCGCGGTATTGCCTCCAGAAGCCAGCGAATTGGTTGCTCCGACGATCCCACCTGCGGTAGAAGCTCCAGCTCCAGCAGTCGCTTGAGCGATACCGGTACCGAGTTGCGTTCCAGAATTGCCGACTTGCGTTGCGGCGGATTGGCCTAGACCGGCAATGGACGACAACCTGTTAAAGATATTGTTCGTGTTTGTCTGGTAGCGATTGAACGCGTTTTGATATCCAGTCGCAGCAGTCCCTTGATTGAACGTAATCAGGTCTTTGAGGGCCGATCCGGACAGCGCACCTTGTGTCGGAGTATCCGCGTTGCGAATTGCTTGGCCTCCGGTTTGAAGCTGGAACTGGTAGCCGGGGTCCTGATTCGCAAGATAGTCGGCTGGAGTGAAGGAACTGTTGAACTGGCCTCCGGGAGCTAGACCAGAAGCTAGCTGGCTCGTAGCCCCGTAACCTGCTTGAATGAACGGCTGCTCTTGATTGTTGATCGTGTTGAACATGCCCTGCTGAATGCCAGCGGCATTGTTTTGAGCGTTCGCTTGAGTATTTGCGGCAGTGATGGAACCTGCTGCCCCAAAGACACCACCAGCCAAAGCTGCCCAGCCGACCGGCATATCAGACCTCGCTCAACACTTCAATTTTCCCGGTTCGCATCACGTTGTGGATGCATAGAATCCATGTATCTCGCTTGGTCGTGCAGATCATGTGTTGAATGCCAGCCTTGATCGTCACGCCGGTATTCTCATAATGGCCAAGATGTTTCCCATGAGCCCACAAGTCGGCAGCGCCGAAGATGAAAGTCGTATGGTCGTAAGCGTGGACGTGTTGCGCAATTTGCGATAGCTCAGGAAAATGCATCAGCTTGGTTTCGATGCCATCCGCTCCGTGGAACTCAAGAGCTTCCGGTTCAAAAGCACCAGGAGGGGCTGGAGGCATCATTCGCAATGCATGCACTGAACCAGCATCAGCATGTCCGTATCGTTGTCGTTCCAGATTTCGTGCTCGAAGCGATTGTCGAAGATGAACACATCGCCAGTATTGAAAGCTTGTCGTTCGTCCATGACCCGGTAGCCGCATTTCGGCCCACCTTGCAAACAAACGTGAATCTTGGTCGAGTAGTAATCAACCGCCCAGCCTGCGTCTGTATGGGCCTGAATCCTTTTGCCCGGAGCAAGCCGGTACAGGATCATCGTCCCGAGCTCGATTCCCTCGAACCGCGTCATCAGCGCCATGCAGATCGGCCGGATCGCGGGTAGCTTGTGCCAAGCTGGATAAAACACGCAGCGGAACTGTCCGTCGGCTATCCCGTGGTAGTCCCCGCGAGCCTTGAAGGGAGCATCATCACGGTAGCGAATCCAGATATCGTCCATCTGCGAGTGCGGCGTGTTCCTGCCGACCTTGCGATAGTCGATCTGGTTCCAGAGCTGCTGATTGACCGTCAGTTGCGCGCGCAGTAGCGAAAAATCCAGGCCACTGGCAATCTGCGTCAGGTATGTCATGGCGCTCCACCGGATAACCGGGGTCGGTTGATCCACTCGCCAATCTGACGTACGCCGATTATATCGACGCGCCTGCGTTACAGACTCTTGTGAGTGCTACCAGTTACACAATGCCGATCTCCGCTTCGCCCTGAATGGTCAGTGCCGAAGCAGTTCCTGCCCCGCCAACGAGATAATCGGCCGTATCCATCCGAAGCAGCCCATACCAATCGACGTAACTGTTCGCCGCGACACTCAATCCTTGAGCGATGACTTCTGTCCCTGCGGTATTTGCGCCTGTTGCCCCAAGCCATAGAGAGGCTGTCGCGGCAGAGCCGGTCTTGTTGACGATCCGAATATGCCGAATGACCAGGTAAGTGCTGGAGTTCGTTCCCGCAAGCCCCGTTCCCCCGCTCAAAGTCGGCGGGTTCAGAATGTTCGTTGTCAAGGTCGCAGACAGTGCGACCGGGCCAAACCGCAAAATCTTGTTCGATGCCATGTCAGTTCAGCCTTTCCATTGTGACGTTGAACACAATCCACTTTTCGCCGGTTACAGCAGTCGTCATGTTAAACCGTAGATCAAGCGTTTGAGGCCCAGAACTGACAGTCAAGCTCACGGCCGATTGAAGTACAAGCGAATATGCTGTCGCGGAGTTAATCGAACCATTGCAGTAACCAGTCACCTCAACAGTCGTTGTACCTGATGCTGCAAAAAGTATTTCAAGTTCCCAATTCGTTGTCTGGGCCGTGGACGCAAGGATCAAAAACTGTATCGACCCTCCCGGCGCAGCCGATCCCCAATACGGGGTGATGGTCGCGTCACGAGCCGTTGCATTGGAAACGGCCGTAAATGTTCCATGCGCCCGCAGTCTCCAGACCCCTCCAGCGGCAGCCGTCTGATTGGCAAGCGTGACACCACCCGATGTGGCGACCGTTGTAGCGTTGATCGTCGTGACGGTGGTTAGACCGCCGGCAAACGCAAGTGCTGTCCCTGCTGGGCCAGGTCCCCCAGGGATGGCAAATCCTTCCTCACCGTCCGCCCCATCCATTCCAAACCCTATGGGACCTTGAGGGCCTGTAGCGCCCTGTAGACCCGCAATCCCTTGAGGGCCTGGATGGATGATCGGTTCGTCAGCTTCAGGCGCTTCCAGGTACGTCGCAGGGCCTTGTGGGCCAGGTATTCCAGGTATTCCAGGCGCCCCCATCATTCCATCTTCGCCATCTAGACCATCAATCCCCATTCCCTTGGAAGAGACTCCGGGAAGCAGTGTCGTGGCATTGGCTGGCGTGATCGGCGTATTCGGGCCAATCGTCAAGGCCCCAAAGCTCGGCGAGTGAAAGAACCGATACCAGATCGGATCAACGATGACGCGATTACCAACCACCGTGGCGATGGGTTGTTGGCTATCAGGACATGGAACCGTCCCGGCGTTGACCTGTTGGCCGATGCTCATGCTGAAAATGCCTTGAGGGTCGCGCCGACCAAATCCCTACGTACAGGGTCGATTACTTCGACCTCAACCACGTTATCCCGGCCGAATGCGAGTCGGCGCCACATTGTGCGGTTCTTGTACTGGCCGACCTGACCTAATGGTGCGGGCCACTTTTGACCGAAAGTGTTGCCCCCATCGCGGGAGATTCGCAGATAGGCTTGCGGATTAGTCCCGATGTTTGGCGTCGTGCTGGGAGTTGGGAATATTGGGGTTGTAGTCGTGGTATCGGCAATAGTTTGAATCCGGAACTGGCCGATATAACCATTGAAATAAACTGCTTCTGAACTGAGGCCATTTAACTCTAGCGCAAGATTTCCGGTCGGGACACCTCCCGCGCCAATCGTTGCCGTGCCAACTTGCGTCCCATCAATAAATCCATAAAGCGTATTGCCTGATCGAGTCACCTTCAGATAATGCGGCGCGTTTAGCGTCCAGCGAGAACCGGCAAGCACAATCAGGCTCGTTGAGCCACTGCCGCTTTGCAGAACGCAACTAAAGGTTCCGCTCGCGGCTAAAATCAACCACGCATAATTGCTCCCGGTTCCCCGAAAATACCAAACCATATCTTGGCCCCCACTGCCATATCCAGTCGGGTATGCCCAGCAATCAATAGTGAAGTCGGAGCCAAAAACATTAAGCGCTGATGATGCTGCCGTTGATACTGATTCGTTTGCTGCGCGACAGTCAAGCGAAAACGGCGCAAATTGCGCGTATGTCCCAGCGAGGTCTGCGCTCAAAATTGGCGCCGGAGATAACCCATGCACTCCCACGTATGCAGTAAAAGAATTTCCGGCATAGTCCGTGAATGACGACGCCCCAATAAAGCCGCTGTATCCAAGCTCCAATAAGGTCGTTGATGGCAGCACGGCACTGGTAACCAATGACACGCCGTGGCCTTCCGTAAAGTCAAGTTGAAGCGACGCCATGAATACCCGACCACGCTGCCCGTTGTCCCAGATATGAGGGGACTTCCTCTTGGCATATAAGGGCCACGCGAAGTCAGTATAGGCAGTACGCGTCAATTGAGCGATGGCCCCGCATTGATAATCTCCGACGAGCCTCATTCCCTGAAAATTCATGTAGCAGTTCGACCTGTGGCGGTGATACTGCTGCGCGTAGGGGTCGTATGACAGTCTTTTGTGGAGCAGTTCAGATTGCGAGTCGTAGCACCACGTCACATCAGCAGTTGGAAACGTCAAAACGTAGAACTGGTGCTTGTCCTCTTGATACGTATATCCGATGGCGTCTGAAGTCACGGGATACTTTGAGACTTCGGCAGAGAAAGCCGGAGTATTGACCGCAACCGCTGAAAATCCCGTGGTCAGGATGATGGAGTTATCACCTCGTTCCGAGCGACCGAACCAGATCAATCCGTCTTGGCCGTCATGGTCGAAGCGGGAGATTGAATGAACTGCTTGACAGCCGATCTGCAATACCGTGCCCGGTAGTCTCTGAAAGGGGAAGAATTGACCTCCGGCGTCATACCAAACTTCGGTTGTCTTTTCCCCGATCAGCCAGAGAAGCTCCTTGTTTGCAAAGATCGTGATGAGGTTGTCGGGAGCGGCGTCCTTCAGGGCGTAATAGGACCCGTTCAGGGTTGTCGAATACTGCTGCCCGTTCGTGTAGAACGCCTGGGAGCCTGGTTTGTTGAAGATCAGCCAGCCATCAATGCAATCGACTCGATCGGCCCCAAGGAAGGCCGGATCGCTGATCTGCGAAAAGGCTCCGGTCAGATAGTTGTAGTAGTACCCGAATGGGCCGTCTACAAGGACCGCAGTGCCGACATTGGTTCCCGAGACACCAAACCCCACACCATTAAGGGCGGTCATGCTCACGAAGCCCTGGGAGGTCAGCAGGGACCCCACACTGGTCAAGGTGAACGTCGGTTGAGAATAGGCGGCGGCTTGTGTTGCCACCGTCATCAGGTAGCAGGTACTGGCGATGACAACTAGGGCTTGGGTTCCTCCGGGCAACGGATACATGCCCCGGACTGGAAGATTGACGATGCTCGAGGGTTGCGGCCAGGCGGTCTGGGAGGGTGAATAGGCTGTCGCTCCACCACCCGCAGGGGCTGCGACTTGAACCAGACCAGGACAACCAATTAGCGCAATGACTTCCTTTGCATTGCGCTCGTCAATTTCCGGGTACCAGTTGATACACGTCTGTGTATTTTGGGCGGGGTTGGGCGCAACATCCTCGCCTCCGACGAAGCCGAAGTCTGAAAATAACTGGAGCGGTCCGCTATTACCTACCTGCATCTCATCGGCCGGCATCCACATAGCCCTGATTATTGGCTATGCGATCAACAATTCTTTCGCTTACCCCGAAACGGATGCGCATCTCTTTGCGCGTCGATCCTTGTTTCAGGCATTTTCTAATCTCGGCAGCTTGAGCATTAGTCAGCGCTGCTTTCGGATGATTCTCGCCGCGAGGCGCACGTGACCGCCCCTTGGCCTTGGTATCCTTGTTGTTTTGATCGTATGTTCCCGAAACAAGATGCTTCGGGTTACAGCATGATCGGTTATCGCAGGTATGCATTAAAAATCCAGTGGAACGCCTATCTTTAGGCGCACTGAAATCAGAAGACCCATTGGCCAAAGCAAATGCAACACGATGAGCGCAAAACTTGGTGCCGCCAATCTTTATCGACCCATAGCCAGTAGAATTTGTGCCTTTGAGCCAATTCCAACACTCGTCGGAACTGCCTTTGTTAACGCAATCCCAAAAGTCAACCGGCCCAGAAACTTTACCGTCAGAGTAAACAAAGCCCTTTTTTGGCATGGCGAATCTCACACTAAAGATGGGATTCAGATTATGCCACAAACCTATGTCCCCTAATAGCCGCCTCTCAAAATCCAGCCCGCATCAAACCGATTCCCCCGCGACAGGTTCCGGTCGTAACTCATCACCGGGACGGGCTGAGCGTTCAACCCCGTGATCAGCTTCATCGACTCGGCGGCATTCAGCTTCACCGATTCCGACATGGGCACTCCGTACTCGGCGCAAATCTCCTTGGCCAGGAGCCATTTCAGTGCCCTGGAATAGCCCTGCGGCATGGAAATGACCTGATTCAGCGTCAGGTTCGCCAGGATCGTATCGGTGAACAGATGAAGTTCCGCCGAGTTTCCAGGCGTCTGATAGGCATTCAGGACGCCGTAGGGGAATTGGTTGTTGTACCAGGCCACCGTAGGCCAAGGACCAGGTTGAGCCTTGTAGAGGATCGAGTTGTATTGAGACTCGGTCTCGTAAACATCGAGCGTGAAGTCGAGATTCGAGAACCGGGTAAAGCCGTGCGTGATCCTCAAGGGTCTAATGATCGGTAGATCACCCGGAACCGTATAGCTGATGGAATCAGCCCCATTGCTTGATCCCGTGGCATTGGCAGACATGGTGATGGTCTGTGCCCCGGAGTTGACGGCCGTCACGGTCGTATTCGTTGGAATCAAGTTCTGGAAGTCGGACAGGATGGAACCTGAGCCGACTTGATAAGCGGCGGCGGACCCGGCGACAAGATTGGCGGGGATGCTCGTCACGCCCGTGATCGTGGGTGATCCGCTGGTTAACGTGCCGACGATATTCGGCCATACAGCGCTAACCGTGGGGCTTGAAGCTGATCCGACAGCCGAGACATTGTTCGCACCGCTCAAAACGGCGTTAGAAGGGTTCCCTACGGTGTAGATGCGCTTCTGGGCCGTCCAAGACAAAATCCACTCGTTGGACCCGAAGACAAATGCGCGCTCAAGCGACAGCGAATCCAGCAGATCATTCAGAGTTTCCAGGCAGTCGGTCTCGTCGTACTGAGCAAGCTGCTCACCTGACTGGTAGCTGTTGATCCGGCGTAGGGCTCCTTTAATCAACCCCAGGGCCGTGGTGGTCCCTATGGTCATGAATATCCGCCGCCGCTAAATTCCGCGCTGACCGATACCGGGTAATTGGCGACAGTCAACGTGACCGTAGCACCGAAGGCAACTCCGGTCGTCCCGGATGCGGGAGATTGCGCGGTCACGGTTCCAGCCACTTTGGTGCCGCGCGGAATCCATGTGATGTTCACCGGCCATTGCTGAAAATAGCCGAGCGGAACGGCGCCAGCAACAGTCCCGTTTCCAGGCGTTATGCCGGCCGATATGAGACTCGCCGTGGCTTCCTGCCATGGCTGGCCGACGATATTCGGCATGGTGGGCATTACTTCGCTTGGTCGCCCGGAGAAAACGATTGCAGCATCTTGCCGCCAATCACCAGCCCGTGGACCGTTGCGACACCCGAGGGGACATCGACCATTTCCTTGCGGATGACGCACAGCGCCGCCCAGATGCCAAGCAGCCCGATTGTCCAGACGATCATCACAAGGCGCATGGATGATGGGGAGCCAGTGCCGTCTAGGAGGAAGTGGGAGGGGTTCATCAGAACGTCACCGGCGTTGTACTCGCTGAGTTTCGGATAAGCAGGTTCGCATTGGTTCCGATTGTTGGCGAGAACGAACCGCCAACAGGCCCCGCGTAGCCGATAGCCGTATCATCGCAGATATTGCCCGTGATGATTGCGCTGTAGATGTTTCCGGCGTTCTGCGAAACGTCAAGCAGGCAAGCCATCGGGCCTTTACTGATTGTTCCAAAAGAACCGTGGGCGCTGTTCGTTTGTATCGAAAGCATGCGAACATTCGATCCGCTGCCGATGATCGCAAGCACGTACGGATACCCGAACGCACTCACCGACTCAGTAGCCGTTGCTACGGTTGCCGAGATAGTGTAGTTCCCTGCCGCGCCGGCCGTTCCAGTGCTTTGACTGACAATATAGACGTTGGCCCCGATTCCGGTTCCAGTGATGACCGCGCCCTGATAAAGAAAGCCAGTCGCTACAGAATTGACGACCATCGTCGTCGTGCCGTTGAACGTCGCATTAAACGTTGCCGATGCGTTCGTGCTGACGAGATCGTTTTCTAGCGAATGGTTGCCATAAATATTGAGCGTGCGAAGCGACGAATTGTTCGACAGGTTGATTTCTACGTTGCTTTTTACGTCAGTGTCGAACGCGTTTTCGCAAATTGTAATCGCGCCGCCGTAAGTCGATCCGTCGTATATCAACACCTGAATCAGCGATCCAGGCACGTCAACGTCCGAATCGCGCCACATGTGATTGCCTTGGCAAACAACATCGTCGCCGCTGATCTGGATTGCTGGAATTCCGCTGCCGGCTCCGAATACATAATTGTTTACAAACCGCGTATCGCTGACCAACCCCACGGTCCCGCCAGATTCATCGTTGAAAAAGGTTGAGTAAAGCACCACCATGCTGAGGCCGCCATTCAAAGCGCGACCAGCGCCGCGGGTTATGGTGCAAGAAAAGATGTGGCACGCCCGGTTGTAGGCATACACGGTCTGCAGGCAATTCATAAAACCGTCTATGTTTATGAATCTGAGCGTCGGCGCATAACTGGCTCCGGGTCCAATGGTGCCAAGCGTCATAAAAGCGCCGTTGATATAGGCTCCAGCGTACACTAGAGCGCTTCCCGAATAGCGCCAGTTATATGAGTAGTCCACTCCCGGCGTGTTCCCAGTTCCCGCAATACTCGTCCGGTCCGGAATGGTTAGCGCAGCAGAAACCATGCAAATGCCGGTAGGGAATCGCACGGTAGCGGGGCAATTTTGCGTGCCCGAATACGTCAAAGCAGCTTGTACCGCTACCGTGTCATCTGTGCCATAGACAAAGATGATGCTGCCATTGTTGGTGGTGGTGACTAGCGTTACCGTGCAGCTTGTTGCGCTTGCGACTGCGGTTATCGTTCCAGTGCGTGCGTACTGGTTGCCAGTTGCCCTAATCAACGCTGAGCAAATCTTTCCAACGTCCGCCTGCGAAAAATTGGCATCCGGCGCACTAATTGTCGCGGTTGTGCCGGTGATAACGGTCATTGACGCGTCGTAGATCGCCACACCGTTTACCAGCGCGCCGAACGCGCGGACATCGACCCCCAATCCGGCGTCCTTGAAAATTGGGCTTGGGTAGTTAGACATTTAGCTCTGCCCCCACGCCAGCATCGGCAAGAGCAGCAGTAGTGCGAGGATGCGCTTCATGGGGAGCCTTAAGAGATGGAGAGCACGCCGTCGTCGTTCCAGAGAATTCCGGCAGTTGCGGGAAGGAGTGTCGGCAGGTTGGAGACGTTGATGACAACCGATGCGGAGATCGCGGAGCCGCCGACGATGAATACGTTGTTTGTGCTATCCCACTGGACCGGAACGTAGAACGCCCCGCCTGCCGCTCCGGTCCCTGTGTCTATCGTAGGGCCGGCAACGTTGCCGCTTGACACATTTGGACCGGCCATTTCAGCCTCCGGTTAAAACTGGATTTCAGCCCAAACCAAGCTAATCGTTGCGACCATCGTTGCAATGGCTGCGGCACCCGCGACCGACACCCAAGACCCAGGAGGAATCTGCACCATGCCATCGAATGTCTCGAAGGTCGAGGTTGCAGGACCATTCGCAGTCGAGACGGAATGCGTTGCCAGGAATGGGACCCCGGGGTTCGCTACAGTTCCGATCCGGTAGGTATTGCACAGCGGCGCAGAACCACCTGGGTACATGTTGGCAACGCCGTCAATGGCGGTGGTGCTTGTAGGCGCAGAGGTCTGCCCGCTGCCCCAGGTCAGGCCGAGCTGGCCGGTAGCGCCTGGTGCGGTCGTCCAGCCGATCCCAACGCCGATAATGGCCGCCATGACGCGAGAACCACCGCCAGCAGCATTGCCCGTGTTGTTCCACAGGAGCGGACCACCCATCCCTGCGGCGGTCGTCCACTTGACGGGAGCCGTGACGACTGCGGTCGCAACGAAAAGCCGCCCCTCTTTCGCAAGCTCGTAGTAGCTGTCCGCCTGCGTCGAATTACGGCTGAGGATCACGTCGGGACGGAAGTCAGCGTGGAGACATTGCTTGCGAGATTTTCAGGTCGCGTCACGGAAACCTGATACACCTCGCTTGGAGTTGGAGTGATGGTCGCGGCAGTCGAGTTGGAGAACCCGATTGCCAGTACCCCGGGGGCAGACACTCGAGAATTGACGATTCCCAAGCCCCCCTGAACCGTTGGCTTTGCCACGTCCACAAAATCACCCAGAGCAAGACCCGTGCAAGTAAAGGTCTGCTCCGCGGTCGTGGCGTTCGCAACCGAAGAAGGGGAAAGAGTCACGGACAGAATCCAGTTTCCTTGGATGTTGCCGCGCGGTTCTGTCGATGGATTGATGGGCATTTAGGCTGCCTTGTCCTGTTTCAGAATGCCGGTTGATACGGAATGGTCGAAAAAATTGCCCTTCCAGACTCGACCACCGCGATGCGTGAAGGTCAAATCGGGATCAATCCACATCTTCTCGCCGGTCTCATCCCACCGACGGCAGAAGTAGATATCTTCTCCGAACTCACCCTTCTTGTAGCCGATCTTGAACCACGGAAGTAGCTCCGTCCCGACCCCTTGAGTTTTCAGCCTCTCAAAAGCAGACCGCTTGATCCGCAGGAACGCCGTCGGAATCTCTTTCGCGGCAAAAAGAAAGCCACCACACCCTTCCTCCATTTCGCCAGTCACGGCGTTCTGGTGAAAGGCGTTGTCCCCATCGATCTGAACCCGGCCATCACGCTTTGGAACAAGACCACCGACAATCTCTTGCGGGTGAGACAGAATCCGCATCACCTTGTCGGCTTCCCAACCTACGTCCGCGTCAATGAAGAGCAGATCGGTCGCTTCTGAAGCTAGAAAAGCTTCGACCAGGTTGTTCCGGGACATGTCCAAGAACGGGTTTCCCGGCGCGATGTTGACGGAAAACCCGACCTTGTTGCACGCCATATAAAACCCGGTAGCGGCAATAGACTGGACGTACTCCATCGACAACCATTCGTCGTACGTCGGAGTCGCGATGAAAACGTCCATTACCAGTCCAAAACGCTGCCGCTCGAGGGCGCCGTCCAGTTCGGCTGGACTCGCAACACAGACACGTTGTAGGTCTGCGAGAGCGAGGCAGAAGCCGCCGAAGTCGTGGCCGACAGGTTGATGAAGCTGATCCCCAGAACACCCGCAGCCGAACAACGGCTGTTGATGATCCCGGTCATTGCCACCGGCGTGGACATCGTTACTGCCACGATATCCGTGGTCAGCAGACCAGTGAACGTGAAGGTCTGCTCCGTGACCGTCGCCAGTGTGACCGTCGCAGGTTGAAGAGCGATGGTGAAACTGCCGAGCTTCCAGACGTTACCGACAGGGCTCTGTACGGTATCCGGAAGCGAGGAGCTGTTCGGGCCGGGATTCGACCCGTCAACGTTAGTGACTGCAGGGAAGGCCATGTTCGCTCCTTAGCCCGAAATCCGCACGGCCATCGGGCGGTAAAGACTCCCGAAGCCATATGCGATATCGATTCGAGTCGGCTCCGCATCATTGTTGACCGTGTACTGCGTCACGATGCGAAGGCTGATCCCCAGGTCCTCGTCATAAGCCCGCGAGGCTTCAACCGCAGTCCTTGGGAGCGGCAGATCGACAAAGGCCAGAGCGAAAGCGTCCCGATGGAAGTACAGATTTTCCGTCGAGGCAGCAGTCGCGGTGATCCCACCGTTGATGACTACGGCAGGAGTGCCAGTGAACGCCGAAGTCGTGGCCACATTCTGGAACTGGCCCCCGGTAATCATGCACTCACCCACGGTCACGGACAAAGCGCCACCCGCCGTCGAGGTGTACGTACCAGTGGCGGTCGCGAAGGTCCCGTTGGTCAGGGTTGCAGATGCGAACTGAGGCCCACCAGTCGTCGCTACACCAGTGGTCTGGGCATACCCGCCCGGAGGAAGAACCACGAACTGCTTGAGGCTTGAGCCGTAGCGGTTGCGGTTTTGAGGGTTAGCGGGGTAGACACCCGCGACCGTGATCGTGTCTCCAACAACGAGCGTCCCGCCGTTGCCCATGTTCGTGAGGTTGAACACGCCGGTCTGCGCCCAGCCAGAGGTCACGATTCCCGAACCACCGACCGCAGTCGTGACACCCGCAAGAGTGGCCGCAGCAATGGTCAACGACGCCGTGTAGTTGGCGATGTTCGGGTCCTCGAACCAGTCAGCACCAGCAGTCTTCGCGGCAACCATGCCGGTCTCGAAGTACTCGCCAATCTGGACTTGCGGGTTGTAGAGGCCCTTGAGCGAATCAGCCATGCTCGACATGGCCAGCGGATGCAATACCGCCGTCGGCATCATGCCCTTGGGCATGCCTTCAGAGACGAGAATCGCTCGCGCGTCCGAGAAGTTCTTGTAGCTGGTCGGAGTCGTTCCGGGAGTGCCAAGACGGTTCGCCGTGTTCTGGTAGGCGAAATAGGCGCCATCACTGTCCAGACGGTTGGCAACCGCAGCGCAGGCCGGATGCAGGAACCGTTGCTCGAAGTCGTCCACATCCAGAAGCATGTTGATCGTGTTCAGTTGCAGATCAACGTGGAACTGGTACAGGATCGACAGCGGAACGTACTGTTCGGCGGCCGGTTCGACATTCAGCGCCGGGCCGAAAGTGCCGACGAATCGCGGCGGGATACGGATATTCGCCGTCCCGCCGATCTTCTTGCCCTTCTGGCCATATTCCTTGTCGTACTGACGGTTGAACTTGTCAGTCAGGACACATTCGTTTGCCAATACGGGCAGAGCCCGATTGGTAATCCAGCTAATGGTTAGCAGTTGATTCGCGATGATCGCCACTCCGCGCGCAAGTGCGCATGGCCGACGTTTCCTGGACGTCGGCTAAAAGTAATCCGCGAAGACTCAGTGACGCTTGCGCCGAGAAAAATCTACCTTGTGCGTCTTGGCCCAGGCTTGAATTAACTCTCGCGGATTCATTTCCGTTTCAAGTTTATTCACCTGAGCCGCGCCGGAACTCGATAGCGGCGTAATCACCGGGGCCGTGCGGGCCTTGCTCGGGGGGGTTCCCGTATCATCGCTCGACTTGTCGTCGTCAGTGCTCGGCGTTGCGCCGTTGGTCCGCTTAGCGAACGGCGCGAGTTTAGCTTCGATCTTGCCAACCCGCACCAGTTGCTCGTCAGGCTGTAACTTGCTGAGTGCTACCAGTTCGTCCGGGTTTTGAGCGAAGTGATAGCTCAGCTCGGCCAGCATTTCCGACCGCTGCATGTAGCCCATCACAACCCCCGGCACCTGGATATCCGCCCCACCTACCAGGTCATCGAAGTCCGGAACCAGTTCCCGCGCCTTGGCTATCCGTTCGGAAGCTGTCGCGATCATTTCCTGTTGACGGCGTTCCGCGGCTTCAGCAGCCTGTTCAGCCTTGAACTTGGCGAACTGTTGTTCGGCCTTGTAGTCGGTCAGGGCTTCGACGTAGGCAACATCGTCCTTGAAGTCGTCCCGCTTGGGCTTGGACTTTTCCTCTACCTTCGGGGCTTCCTTGGCTTTCAGTTCGGCAAGCTGGCGCTCGAGATTCGCCGCGCGCTCTTCCGCCAGGCGGCGTTCGTTGTATTGGGATGCAGCAAATTCCTCGGCATCCTTCATCAGCCGATGCTTTTTACCGATGGCCTTGAGCATCTTGGCCGATAACTCGGCCTTCTGTTCCGCAGTTAGACCATCATCGTCTTCCGTGTCGTCTTCGACCTTCGGTTCGGGCTTTTCGGCAGGCTTGGCCTTGGGGGCATCGCCCTGAGCGTGGGCAATGACTGCTTCGGTGTCGGTGCTGTCGATGGTAACTACGGCCATTACTGCGCTCCTTGATTGTCTTCCTGCTCTTTGACTTGAGCTAACTGCCTGTCCATATCAGCCTCGGCAGATTCATGCTGCCTGCTGCGCTCGGCCTCATTGGCGGCATTGGACATGCGGCGCACTTCCATTGATTCGTCGTGGCCGTGTTCCATGCGCTTCTCTAGCAAGCCCTTCGAGGCGTTGATTTCAGCCACAGCAAGCGCCGTATCCGCCCGCGTCTCGGTGTCATACCGAGCAGTACCGGCTTTGACCTCGGTATCGTGGGCCTTGACTGCGGCGGCAAGGTGAGCTTTGGTAATGCCTGCCTTCAGGTCTTGCTGGACCGCTTGAAGCTGCTGCTGCAGTTGCTGTGTTTGGTTGTACAGAGCCTGCACAAGCGATTTAGCGCGTCCTGATAGGCCCTCCATGACCTTCTTGAGGCCTTCCGGATTCGCGACCTGAACCCGATCTGCAAGCTCTTGCATGTAGGGATGGTCGATTGACCGGAATACGAGGTCGGCGCCTAGCTTCGCAACGAGTTCTGCAAGCGGCGGAATCTTCATCAGGTCGATGAGGTTCTCGGCGCCCTCTTCGCGCTTGGTTTCATAGCCTGGACCTGTGTCCATTACCACGTCGTACTTGCCTACGCTCAGATCGTTCTTGATCTTCTTTTCGGCCGGATCGTCCTGATTCAGCGTGACCATTTCTGGGGTGCCATCATCCCCGATGATCCGCTGGATTCTTCCGGGTTCGCTGAAATACGCCGGCACCCAGCTACCAATGACCCGACCACAATGGGCAATCGCAAGAGTCTGGTTGTCGTAGTACTGGTAGTGACCTTGATCCGAGAGGAACTGTCTGCGGTCAAGAGCTTTACCACTGACCACAACTCCCTGTTGATCCACGCCAGGCTCATGCGGCATGTTCGCCACGGCCATCAGATTGGTTCTCATCCCTTGAGCGAGCTCGGCGAATCCAGCCTCGATCTGCGCGGGTTCAGTGCGCACTGGAGGCGGCAGAAGCTGCGTCCCCTGCGCCGTTTCGATGGTGACGGGCTTCCATTGCAAGGCCGAATACGGCTTGAGGTTGGCATCCTCCCACTCGGGATGACCCTCCATGAAGCCTTCCGGACCTGTCCACGGCGCTTTAGGCCCCAGACCAAGCTTCTTGATCTTGGCGACCTCGGCGTAATTGACCATCCTTGCCGGGTCCATCATTGAAGCCACCATTCCACGTCGCATCACCCGGCCGTCGATGTTCGCCGAACGTCCTAGAACGCGGAATACCGGAATCCATTCACCTGGAATTTGCTGGCGCTCAATGACTTTCAGTCCGTTGAGCTTGAAGTACTCGACCTGGCGCTTCGTCGAGTCCCGATCACCCTCGATGGTGATTCCTTCAGCCTTCAGCCTCTTGTCAAGCAAGTCCAAAGGCATGACCCGGCCGTCTTTACCCCTTGGAAGCTCGCTGCGGTACTTCGTGACTTCAATGCCGTCAACAGAGCGAAGCAGGAATAGCTTTTCAGCCTTCTCCCGGATGCGGAAGTACTCGGCAAGCCTTAGCTCTTCCTTGTCCTCCCATTCGGAGCGATCCTTATCAGCTTCTCCACCGATCCATTGCGCATTCTCGGCGTTGGGATACCGTCTGCGGTACTCCTGACGCTTCATCTTGATCGAAATGATCGACCAGTTTTGGTCTTGGCCAGCCGGCATGATGGCTCCGGGGTCCATTGTCACCGTGAAGGGGTTGTCAATCGGCAGAATCCGCAAGTCCTTCTGGAAGCTGCGCGCATCGACGTACTCTGCAATCAGGCGGAAGTAGCCAAAGCCACCTGTCAGGGCTTGGTCGGATGCCAGGTCATAGGCCACCGACGCATCAGAACGCGCTTCAATGTGCCTGCAGATGCCGTTGTAAATGTCGGCAATCTCAATATCCGCACCATCCCCTACCGGATGGAACTTGATCCTGGGACGTTGCTGCCTGATGTTGTTCGCAACCCGCTCGACCATCGCATCCGTGAGATTGATGGTGAGCTGCGGCTCATCCATGCTCGAGGTCGTCGCAACGTCATCCCATTGCTGACCCTCGCGGAACAGCATCGCCTCCTTGGCTCGCCGACGGTTGTCCCCATCCGCATCCTCGCCGATCTGAAGCCGATCACGCGCCTCTAGCCAGATCGCATCGTCCGAGATTGCGGCGAACTCGCGCTCGTCGTCTGTGCGCTCCGGGCCGTCCATTACTGCACCACCTCATCCGTCACCGGGAATTGCTTGCCGCACTGACGACACACATACGCATCCACATTCACCGCGTAGACCAGCAGGCAGCGTTCGCCAGTTCCACCGCAGTCGCCTTCCTTGGCGGAAATAATGGCTACAGGCTGCGCATCCATGCGTTCGGCCCCCGTGGTCGCGGTCGCACTTCAATCGGCTTGATCTCTTCCGGCTTCTTGGTTAGGTGAGGGAACAGGGCCGACATGCCCCAGACCATCGCATCCAGCCGGTTAGGACTGTTCTCACCCATGTAGCCATGAGTCGTACAGGCACACGCCTCGTCTTCCAACTCTCGGAAAATCCCCGCCATCCGGCACTTGCCAAGCTCGAACAGGGCGGACACAGGCTCGGCGCGGACCATCTTGCCCCTGGATGCAGTCAACGGCGTAAACGGCGTTCCAGGCCTCGCAGCCCTGATCGTCTGCCCGACCATCGCCCCACCGAAGTTGACCTCGGCAACGATGCGGTCAGCTTCCCATCGGTCATAAGCACCCGTAGCTAACCTTCCCCAGACCGCAGGGCCAGCCTTGCAGGTCAAATCCTCGAGGACGTACCCATTGCCATCAATTCCCAGACCGCAGACAACAATGCCAATCTCGTCATTGTCGATGTTGTTCTCGTCATCAGCTCCAGACGGATCAACTGCGACCACGATCCGCACCATGTCTGGTATTTCCTTGTCGATCAACCTCCAGCGGTCGAACGTTTCCTCGGTAAATAGAGCATTCGGAGAAGCATCCCGGAACTCGCCCTCAAGGAATCGCTTGCGAAGCCTCGCAGGCAATGCTTCAAGCGTTTTGAGGTAGTCGGCAGACAGATTCGCCTGGTTATCCACCGGATTCAGCCGCATGAAGGCGTAGTTCTCCGGATCACCAAGGGGAGCCTTGCTCTCCGGATCAACTTTCGTCTTGAAGAGCCTGTAGGTCCAGTGCCCCTTGTCAGGCGGGTTCTCGTCGTAATACATCCGAACGGGTAGAGGTTTGCCGGTCTGGTCATTGACCAGTTGAGCTAGCCGCGTCACCGCCATGTTGCGGGCGCTGTAGTTGATCTGGCTGCACTCATTCAGGAAGATCGTTGAATACTCGTTCCCGAGAATCTTTTCGGTCCTTTCCTTGTCATCCAGTCCTCCAAACCATATCTCCGAGCCATTTGGGAAATAGGCAAAGAAGTCCGACTTGTTTAGCTCGTAATGAGCCCGAGGAAATACCTTGTCCATCACGGCAGGGAACGTGTCATAGACCACGGATTGCTTGACATGCCCGAACCGGAACCGAAGCACGGCATGGCGACTTGCATTGGCCCTTAGCGCCCTGGATACGATGGCGGCAATCAATAGAAACGTCTTGCCGCTTCTCGACCCTCCAGCCAGCATGATGTGCTTGGCAGGAGACGCAAGTAGCTCCAGCGCCTCGAGCTGGCGTTGCGTCCACTGGATCACACCTGCGCCAAGGCACTGTCGATCAGCACCGGCTGCGCCCCATCAGCCTTCGATTCCCGATTGGCGGCAAGTAACGCCAGTCCAGTCGCAGACGATTCATTCGCAAGCCGGGTCAGGGCCGCTACACCCTTCAACGCTTCCACCGACTCCAGCGGATTGGCATCATCAATCTTCTGGACCTCGCCATGGGCTAAGGCTTGGAGCCTATGGGCCGTGGCAGAGCCATACCGGGCTGCGGCGGCAAGGTTTCCGCTGATCGACCGCAACTCGTCGGCAAGCGTTACAGCAGCCGCTTGGGCCTGCGGTTGGAGCAATGCCAACTCGGCGCCAAGTTTCCGAATGACCTCCTTTGGAAATTCTGAAAACCTTTGGGAAAGCACGCCTTGGGATATTCCGTATTCCCTTGATAGGGATGCTTTGCTTTCGCCCCCGGCGATCCGCTTGGCGATCTCGTCCCATTGGGATGGCGTCAGCTTGGAGGGGCGCCCCATTAGGCGGCCTTGGGGTCATAGGTCTTCGCATACCATGCCGATACGAAGTTCTGGCAGGCTGCGCTATTCGAGAATGTCAGTGCTCGCTCCGCTTTCCTTTGGTCGTACGGTTCGCCCAGGAGCGTTACGACGTATCCGACGTCCATCTGGCGTACGTCTAGAAGTTGGCCTAGTACCCAATCTTCGGGAGGGATATCGGCGGCGGCTTCACGTGGAACATCGGACCAGTCCGATAGATCAACCCGCTTGATCGACAGCTTTTTGCGATGCTCGCCCATTACTGCACCGTTTCGGGCTGGCCGATCCTGAACTTGATCGCCGGGACTCCATCCTCTTCGGCAACGCCAAATCCCACCTGGGAGCCCTTTTCGGCGGATCGCAGCAGCTTGAGAAGCCAGCCACGCTCCGCGGAACTGAGGGCTTCAATGCTGACCTGGATCATTGCCCGGCCTTCAGGACTGGTCATATTCAGGAGCAGGGATGCGGGCTTTTTCATTACGGCTTGTTGGTTTTATGAATGGCCATTGCGGCCTCGGTTCTGGCATGGACAAGCCGGGCAAAATTTTCAGGATTCAATTTGTCCTGCAAATTCGTTATCGCCGCATGGCATGGCGGCATGAGATAGCGCTCTACAAACTCCGCCGGCCACATCCCGATTGCATCGCCATCGGGACATTCCCCTTCACACCAAAACTCGCCGATTTGGACTCTGATTTTCATTGTTCAAGCACTCCGCTCACGTCCAGTTCCCGGCAGATCAGGTACTTTTTGTTCCCGTACATGATCTGCGGAAAGCTGTAGCCGCCGATATCGATTCCGCCCAATTCGACCAGATCGCCAGGCTTTACCTGCGTCTCGAGGAATCGGCTGGAATACTCGAATGACTTGCGCTTGTGCTTGTCCGGATGGTCATAGACCTTCGGATGCGTTCCTGGACCAATAGCAATTACTCGACCTCGTACGGGTTTCGTGTTCTCGACCACCGTAAGGGTTTTCGATAGATCGCGCTCAAGAGGCTCCACCAGCATGTAATCGAGTCGCATGCGGATCTGTTCATTGGCGGCGATGTAGGCGCGGCTGTCTTGGCTTAGCTCGGCGGAACGACCGGATGATTTAATCATGCGTACCAGCTCCGATGACTCGCGCACGATTCCAGTTTTCGTAGGCGGTCGTCCAGGTCCTTGACAATCTTGGCCATATCGGCAAGATCCTTGACAATCTCATCGATCCATTCATCGACCCGATCAATCCGCTGATCTTCCCTCCGCCTCTCGGGGATCGGCGGCAGCGAGGCCTTAGCTAAGGCCATCAGTGGTGCTTTCTCTTCTCGCCGACCTCGATCTTGGCTTTGCCGCCTTGATCCTCGCCTTTGAATCCGTCCAGCTTGTGCTTGATACCGAGCTTGTCTGCAATCGTGATGAGCAAGTCATTGTGGTGGCGCAGCATTTCGGCAGGACCTCCAACGGCTTCCTTGGCCTCTTTGGGGGTACTGATAGGGTCCTTCGACGGACCCTCTTTAACGGGCTCGGCGGCCCTCTCAGGCTTGACCGGCTTGCCTGAAACGTCGCGCGGCATCAGTTCGACTCGCCGGATTTAAACACCTCGCCCTGATAAGCATCAGGCCCGCGAATCGGTCCAGTCTGCTTGCCGGTGCTCAATCCGTCGGCCTCAAAGTGAGCCCCAGGAAGCTTCTGCTCGACCCGCGCACGCATTCCATGCACCGACAGATGCGCACTCCCAGCCCCCTTCGTGGAATCTTCCGGCCCACCGCCGAGGTTGAATCGAATGCGGGCGTTGGAAGTCATTTCTTTACGATTTGCCATGCCGGCGCTCCTTTTTGGCACTTTCTCGAGCCTCGGCGTAACCCACCGCGAGACGTTGTTTGCGATCCGGAAACTTCTTCTCTTCCGCCTTGTCACCGACAAAGCGGGAAATAAACTTCGATAGAGGCTCGCCACTTTCACGCTTCGGCATGTTGACTCCTGTAAGCCTCTACGTCAGCCGCAATCCACTCCGGCCTCACTCCACTCGTATAAACCCCGATCAACTCGCCCCTGACCCCTAGACCTCTCTTGGCAGGGAATGGGCGCGTCAGAAGTGATTCCCCATGTAAGCGAAGCTGGATACATCCCAACCGCTCGGCTTGCTCGGCAATCTGATACGGCCTTTTGGACCGCTGAATCTCGGCCCACCGTGCCCACGGGTTATGGAGTGATGGCATGGTCGCAAATGATAGTGGTGATTCGCGCCTATGCGTGACTAGTGAGTGCTACCAGTTATCACAGACTGCCCTTGGTTGGCGCATCGGCCTCGTCCACGTCAATAACCAGATGATCGCCATCCTCATAGTCGAGGGCGATCTTGCCGTCAGGACGACTCGACCAGCACGCGAGGTACGCGGTATGCGAATCCCGGAAGATCGCAATGGCACGCTTGCCCTTGGCGCACTCGAAAGCGTCCCCAAAAAGCATGATCGCGGCCTTGTCAGCCGTTGCAGTTGCCACAGGGACATGGCGGGCAGCGTCTGCCGACTTCTGGTCGTCCGACCACGCGGCATAGGTCGCCTGGGGCGTTGCAGCGGCCCTGGGGGCGATTGTTGGAACTTGGGCGCACGCGGATAGCGTGGTAACGCAAAGAGCGATGATGACCTTCATGCGGCCTCCGTTAGGCGCCACCGGCCGGCGGCGTATTCGATATGTCCCGCGTTTCGCAAGACTTGAAGTCGGTCCGCAAGTGTCTCGATTAGGCTGCGGCAGCCCAAGGGCCGAACTCCACGCTTACGGAGCCTCGCAACGATCAAGCGGACCTCGGCGCCTTCGGCCTCAATGGCGGCGATCAAGGCAACGTCGAACCCGGTTATTGCGTCCACCGCATTGCGTCGAGTCTGTCTCTCTGGGCTGCGGCGGTCCGCCAGCGCCGATACGCCTCGGTCATGCTGTTGCCTACCGCCAGGATCGGCAGCGGACTCAGACGGTCGATGCAGACCCATCGATGGCCTACTGGCACAAGAATCGGATCGTGAGGAACACGCACGCTTCAAGGCGTCCCTAGAGCCTGTTGCAGCCATTTCAAAGCTTGCCCGTTATGAACTTGGTCCGTGGTTACTCGAAGCACCCTATACCCCATGCAGGCCAAAGCGTTGTACTTCTCCGTGTCCCGAGTAAACCCGACACCGGAGGTATGTCGGCTCTTGCCCCAGATGCCCCCCTCAACCTCGAGGATCAGCTTGTGCGCCGGCCAGCTAAAGTCGGTGCGGAACTTTCGACCGACAATCAGCATTTGCTCGCGCTCCGGAGCGGGTATCGAAAGGTCCATCCCGATCTGCAACGCCATCACCGTCTCGAGGTCCAGGCGGCTAGACCGCTTCACTGGCTTGCGTGCGGGCACAGAGCGCGCCTCGGCGGCCGTCATTCGTTGCATTGCATCACGGCTTCGATAAAAGCCGCGGCGACTTGCGGGACGATCGCGTTGCCGTAGGCGCGCAGTCGTCCCAAGCGATTGGGAATCCCATGAGCCAGCGGGAAAAGGCCGGGTTCAGTTGGCCGGGCTTTTCCATCTCGGCAGGGGAGCCATTCGAGATCAGCCCAGCCTTCTCGCTCAAGGGGCGCGCGTTCTTGCCGTGCTGGTTGCTCTGCGTCGAGCGCCAGTCCCGCGCAGTTGGCGTCGCCCATGCGGCAGCCGCGATCGTCGGCAGATCGCTGCCCGGACCCTTCCGGTTCAACTCGTTGAGCGCCCCGCGCATCGTCCGCACACCTTTGTCCGCGTCGGATGTTTTCGGCGTCGGCCATGCGGCGAGCAGCGCCACCGTCTTGCGGCTGCTGTCCGTGTTGCCCGCTTCGTTGTAGCCCTTCTGCGCTGGCGTTCCGGCCATCAGTGTCGGCCGCGTCCCCAAGTACGCTTGCGCCTGCATATTCAGATCCGATAGGCACACGCCCATCGATTGACTGCCGTTGCGCAACGAGCGCCGCTTGCGCTCCAAGAACGCCTCCGGCGTGCCGTTCGCGTGTTGGGCTAGCGGTGTGCCCCAACACGCCTTCGCCGCGCCGCCGAGCTTCAACGTGATCGAGTCGTGGTTGCCCTGGTTGTAGCTGTAATCCGAGCCCTTGCTGTCGTTGGCCACCGGTGTCGGCCACCCAATACAGTCGTTGTCTGATGTGCGGTGCGCCCGCGCCAGCAGCGCACAGATTCGCCGCCGCTGCGGCGTAACCTGCGCCTTCCAGGTCAGCGCAAACATGGTCGAGCCACGCGAGGCCAGAAGCTCCGGCAACTTGCTCGCCAAAGATGACGCCAGGGCGGCACTCGCCGATGAGCCGGAACAACGCAGGCCATAGGTGTCGCTCATCTGCGCCGCCACGCTGGGCGCCGGCCTGGCTGAATGGCTGGCAGGGGCAAGAGCCTGTCCAAACAGGTCGGTCATCGGGCCAGCCTGCAAGTCGCAGGGCGAGGCTCCATCCGCCGATGCCGGCGAAGAAGTGGCATTGGGTGTATCCGCGCAAGTCGTCGGGTCGAACATCAACAATGCTTCGCTCATCCACATCCCCAGCGGCAATGTGCCCCGCCGCAATCAGGTTCCGCAGCCACTGCGCCGCAAACGGCTCATGCTCGTTGTAGTACGCGCTCATTCCACGCCGCCACCACGTCGGCGCGCGTTGCCTCCGCCTCGTCCGGTCCGTGCTGTACCGACCAGCGTTCGAGCGTCGCTCGCCGGTAGTCTTTGCTGTGCCACGGAAGTAGCAGATACCTCAGCCGGCAGCAACGACGCGTCGATTGATACTCGCCGACGACTTCTCGGCGTGCGCGGTCGCATAGCGGGCAATTGGTCATTCATGCCCTCAAGGCCCCGGATTCGATAAGCTGGATCAGCGTCTTTGCGACGTAGGCAATCGCGTTGGCGTCGTTGTGGCCATCCCCAACGATGGAATGGCAGCCACGGACTCCGGGACGGTCGGCACACAGGGCGGCAATGCGGGCGTCGGATACCTTGATGCCCATGCCTTTTCCATCTGCGACCCCTCCCACGTGAGCGCTCTGCGTATAGCCCTCGATCCCGCACCTGGCGCAAGGCAGATCAGCGACAGCGCGGCGAAGGGCCTCACTGCGGAACGGCGGCGACTTCAGGAAAGCCCTGTGCGGACGCGGCAGCAAGCGTTCCTCGTCTGGGGACAGGCTCACGGCATCCAGTCCGGTATCGGTTCGTCCTCGGTCATCATTGCTGCCCTTTCTGCTGCCGCTTCCTTCTCATCTTCGGTTGGCGGAATGTCGGCCAGAGCCTCCGTGTATGCCTTTATCTGACACGGCAGAAGATGCTCTCCAGCAATCGCCCGAGCCTTCAACCTGTGCGCCCAGCCGACATTGAACTCGCTGTCGCTGAGCTGGCGGGCCAGCCCTCGAGCCTTCCGAACGACGCTGGCAGCAAAAGCCCGTTCCTCTGAAGTTGCGGGCCTGACTTCCTCCGCAGGCTTAAAAGGTTGCGGCACTGGAACAGGTACAGGCCTCTGCGAATATCCCGTCGAGGCCGCGTACTTCGTATTCCTGCACCAGTTCCGCCAGGTCATCCGCCAATCCAGCTTGCAGGCGTCCGCACCAGCCTTTGAACGCCAGTAGTCGGCAAACGAGTCAAACGTCGCCTGGGCATCCAGATCAGGCCGAAGCATCGAACAATCGGCCCTCCACTCATCGGGTAGAACTTCCACGTCCAGGCGCACGGCTCGCCTCTCTGGTTTGTCAGTACCCGACTTACCTACCATGGTTTTATCCTTTTGTCCATAGTTCTACCAGGGGTGACCGGACGCCACCCTCTCGAGGCCTTTAGTTCTGACGGTCGATGTTTCGGCATGGGCTCCTGTCCGTGGTCACTGAGCGCCCGAACCGCCTGAGCTAGGAACCACCAGCCCAGGAACACCTGCCGTGGGTGCGGCAGATGACGCCTTCCTTGCCAGCGGGCGGCGCAACCCCAAACCTGTCGTGCGGCAGACGGTCCATTTGTGCCCCAAAAGAAAAGCCCCCGAAGCCTTTCGGCTAAGGGGGCTAGGTCGCAGCGGGGAGCGCTTTGATCTGCAAGCAGCTGGAAACGCGGGGCAGACGACGCGTGGCCCTCTCGGGCACTACTCGCAGGTAAAAACACTTCACCATTCGTCTACCTCAAACTCGGTTGCCGTTTCCACACGGACAATCGAAAGTATAAAAGTCATAGCGCAAATTGCAACCCCCTATGCGCGACAACGCACAGACGGCCGAAAAATGGCGCCGTATTGTGTAGCGGGACGCTGCAGGTTGCTGATTTGGAATGTAAAAATGGCTACCGGAGCGGCGGTAGGGTAGACCCTCTACTGTTTCCCTGCGGTCAAAATCAATCGGCGCCCGCAAGCCTCCGCAATGCGCTTGACCGTCACGAACCGCATATTGTCGTTGAGCAGCCCCTTGCGAAGTTGCCAGATGGTCTGCCGCGTCACCCCGGCCAGCAGCGCCAGGTCCGCGTCCGATTCCGGTTGAGCCTGCGCCAGCTTCTGCACGGATTGCAGTACCGGATCCATAAAATCTCCCAAAAAGATTGAAAAGGTGCTTGACACGGCGTAATTCTGCGCTACTATTCGCCTGTAGTCAATGAGCACATGGCAGCGCCGCTGCCGAACGGGAGGATGCAATGACCGCTTACCAGAACCTCACCGAAATGTTGGCGATGGCAATCCAGTTGCGTCGTCCCGCCGCCGAGATCGCCGCGATTCGCGCCGACCTTGCGCAGTATCAGCCGCAGACCTTGCATGCGATCCGCGCGAGGCAGGATGCGTTCATCGGGTCGAGTCTGTAGCCATGTACCCCATCCCCGAGCAGCACGAGTTCCGGCAGGGCGTTGCCGGCAGCATTTTCGATCCGGTTCCGTTCGATACGTGGGCGCGCAACGTTCTTGAAGGCGCCTATTGCCTCGACGCCCCCGAGCTGATCCCGGCCGGTAGCACCAGCGCCGAGCCGTTCACCTTCCGGGCGGACTGAGCGATGAACTGCAAACCCGGCGATCTGGCGATCATTGTGAGCGATAAATCGGAATTCCCGCCGATGTGCGGACATATTGTCAGCGTGATGAATCTTGCGCCGTGGCGGCCCTTCACGGACCCAGACGGGAATGGACATGTCGCTGCCGACAGCGACTCCTGGCTTGTCAAGCTGCAACGACCGTTGCTATGGCCAACGTATCCGAGCGGCTATGCCAGGACGATCTACATCGTTTGCAACGATTCGCAGTTGCGCCCCATTCGCCCCGACTCTCTCGCCGACGAAACCGAACGCGAAAAGGAGATCGCAGCATGAGCCAACCCTACGACTGGCGCGCCGCCCGCGCCCGCAACAAATGGCGCAACACCGCGACGATGGATGCGTTCTTCGCCGCGCTGCCGAAAACTCCGAACCCAAAGCCAGTGCTGCCGGGTGCGGCCGGGGAAAATCGTTTGCGAGGCGAGCCTGTCCCCGGCCGCGTTTTTCCAGAACTGGACGATGACCGCTTTGCGCGCGTGCTGGATGCGTTTGGCACAAGCGATCCGACCGAACCGCCAAAGGAGAAGTCCGAATGACCCACGATTTGACCGCCCTATCCCTGAAGCTGCTCGAAGGCAACCACGAGGGCCCCACGCTTGGCGCCTGCGTGATGGAGGCCGTGGCGTACATCGCTGGCGAGGAATGGAGCGATTCTCCCGCCTGCGCGTGCCCGGTCATCGCCGCTTTTTGCAGGCGACTGAACGACCGCATGACCGACGAGGAACGCCTGGCACTCGTGCCATTGATCCCGCGCCTGGCGGGCAGCCGCGCGGATCGCGCGACGGAAGAGCGCCGCCGCTGGATGCTCGTCGACTGGGCCATTCGAGGCGTGTTGCCGCAGATGCTCGACGCGCTCGGAAAGCAAGATCTCGCGCGCAAGCAGCGAGAGCTTGCCCCGGTCACATCTCGCGAGAGCGCGCTAGTCGCGCGCGAAGCGACGCTCAAACTACGGCAAGAGCTGCGCGCCTACGCCGACGCCGCCACCGCCTACGCCGCCTACGCCGACGCCGCCGCCGACGCCGCCGACGCCGCCTACGCCGACGCCGCCACCGCCTACGCCGCCACCGCCTACGCCGCCTACGCCGACGCCGCCGCCGACGCCGCCGCCTACGCCGACGCCGCCTACGCCGACGCCGCCTACGCCGCCTACGACGCCGACGCCGACGCCGCCGCCGCCACCTACGCCGCCTACGGCGCCGCCGACGCCGCCGCCGCCGGCGCGCGCCGCCGCGCGCCGGCGCGCAAGCCAATCATCGATTCAGCCGTCGCGATGCTGCGCACGCTGCTCGAGGATGTCACGCCAATCGAGATCGACGACGCGGCCTGGGAGCGCGCAAGGAAGTTGGCCGCATGAAGACGCTTGGCACCAGCGATCCAACCGAACCGCCGAAGGAGAAGTCCGAATGAGCGATTGCATCGAAGGAAAAATCGGCGCGTGGATGTTCGCGAGGTACAACATCGCGGCCAAGCTAACCGGCGATCCGGTTGCGGCTCTGGCGAGCATGACCTACAGCCAATTCGACCTGTCCAGCCATGGCTACGTCAAGGTTGGCGACGCGCAGATGGCCGTGACGCTACTGCCGAGGTCCGAAGTGACCGCAGGCGCCGTTGCGGAGTTGCGCAAGCAAGCCGACAAGGTGCGCGCCGAATCGCAGGCTTCGCTGACCGAGATTGATCGGCGTATCAACGAGCTTTTGGCCATCGAGCATTCGGAGGCGACGTGAAGCACAAAATCAAGTCTCGCTGGTCGGGCGATGTGATCTACACCGCCGAGTTGCCCGACGACACGCAAAGCGGCATGGCAGTCCGTGCCGCGCTGGAACAGGCGACGCGTGCCGGCGCGAACCTGCGCGCTGCGAACCTGCGCGCTGCGGACCTGCGCGGTGCGGACCTGAGCGATGCGGACCTGCGCAATGCGGACCTGAGCGATGCGGACCTGCGCGGTGCGAACCTGCGCGCTGCGGACCTGCGCGGTGCGGACCTGAGCGGTGCGAACCTGCGCGCTGCGGACCTGCGCGGTGCGGACCTGAGCGGTGCGAACCTGCGCGGTGCGGATATCAACGGCGAAAAAATCACCCGCGTGCCGGTCCAGATCGCCAATCTGCGATGGGACGTACTCATCACCGAAGGCTATCTGCGCATCGGTTGCCAGCGCCATACTCATGCCGAGTGGGCCGCGTTCGATGACGCGACCATCGCCGGCATGGACGAGGACGCTGCCGATTTCTGGGCGCAATGGAAGGCGCCGCTGCTGGTTATGTGCGCAGCCCACGCACTGGAAGTTGCGGAGGTCGCATGAGAAGAGACCTGGAACGCGAGGACTGGCGCGCAGGATACCCGCGCGAGCATTCCCTTGTACGCACATGCATGCAGATCATCGTCGCGCTGGTCGCCATGGGTGCGCTGGTATGGGTCAATACCGAGATGCGCGAGCCGACCGTGAAGGTAAGGCCGACATGACCGACCAATCGCGCAGTGAGGGCGGCATGACAGACGACATTCGCCGCACGCAGCTCGCCGCGCGGCAGATCGCAAACGAGCGTGCAAGTGCAAGGCTGATGGCGGCGATCAACTCGCTGTATCGGCGGCTGGCTTTCGGGAGATTCTGATGCAAGACGACGACTGGCTGAGCGACTTCGACTCTGCCGCCAAGGCTATCGGCATGCTATGCATCGTTGCTGGCGGCGTGGCGTTCGGTGTTGCGATTGCGTGCTGGATTTTGGGGGCGTGATGAGCCGCATACCAGTTGACTACGAATCTGGGTCGATCAAGATCGATCTTGAGGATTTGCTTGCGCGCGTCGAAACAGATCGGAAGCTGGAAATGATCGAAAGCATGTCTTGCTCTAACGACCTGATCGACTACGTTGCGCAGCAGATCATCGAACGATGGACCGATAACGGTTACAGCGGAGGCGTGTTTGTCACCGCCCTTGCCGAGCCGACTACTGGGCTCGATAAAGCATGGCGTGAGGTCGCAAAAGCGAGCGGCGATGTGGCCAAGCGAGAGATTCTGCGGCTTGAAGGGGCGCTAAAGGCCCGCGAGAAAGAGCTAAACGATCTCCGCGACGACATGATCGCCCGCAATAGCAGGTTCGGATGACCCACGCCCGCTACATCGGCGCCCTGGTCGGCCTGGCGGTCGCATTTGTAGTCGTC